TTGACTTGGACGACGGCGATAAGTTTATGTTTGTTAATAGAATGTTACCTGACGTAACGTTTGAGGGTTCTACGGCAGATAGCCCCGCCGCTGTGATGACTTTATCTCCTATGGAGAACTCCGGTTCTGGGTACAACAACCCGCTATCAGAAGGCGGCAACAGCAGCGCTACGGTAACTCGTTCAGCCACAGTGCCTATTGAGCAGTTTACAGGGCAGGTCTTTGTACGGGTACGCGGTAGGCAGATGGCCTTTAAGATCGAGTCCACTGAGCTGGGTGTGGCTTGGAAGCTAGGTATACCACGACTGAATATGCGTCCCGACGGTAGGAGAGGCTAGTGGCTCAGAGACTAGTACAAAAAGTCCAAGCGCCCGCGCTGCCCGTACCCAAGGACAGTCCACTCAAGCAGTATCTGGACGACCTGAACAACATATTACGCCTGTTTTTTAACCTGCTAACTAACGCGGTTAATAACGTAGTAGGTGAGTTTGGGGGTGCGTTCCTTGAGGTGCCGAATGCTTTATACTATTCAACCGTAGACCAAACGCTAGCAGCTACCAATACGGGCTACAAAATAACGTTTAACAACACGTACTTAGAGAGTGGTATGGTGTTAGATGGCGGTACAGAGTCTGAGCTTACCGCGTCGTATTCTGGGGTGTACAGCTTCCAGTTTACTGGTACTTTGGCAAGCACTGACAGTAGTTCTAAAGACGTTTACCTTTGGCTCGCTAAAAACGGCACCGATGTAGGTTTTAGCGCACGTCCCTACACCATTTCGGGTACGGGTAGAATGCTGGATATTACGTGGGGTTTTAGCATAGACCTTGCGGTTGGGGACTACTTAGAATTTTACTGGTCTGGGAATAGCACAGCCGTAAAACTAGACGCGAGCGCAGCGGCCACACCCCACCCGGGAATACCGTCTGCCGTAATTACAGTTTCATTTGTTTCGGCGCTACCAACAGTCGCGCCAACACCTCCGTAGGTTAGGAAAGAACATGCCAACAAAAACACTAAGTCTTGGCCCCACCCGTATGGATGATGCCCCGGCGTTTTTAGAGGGCGAGGTGCTTTTCCCAAATTCAGGTCTAGATTCTCATACCCGATTTAACGAAGTATGGCGTAACGGTGGTGGGAATGCTTTCTCTGCGCTAGAACAGCAGCTTTGGGAAGATTTTGCTCCACGGCTAGGTGCGTTTGACCCCAACGACCCCGAATTTCAAGCGGCAATGGACGCGCTTATATCTGCGGGCACGGCTAATATCCCTACCGTTTTTAGTGCGGCTGACTACCTCCAAGGCGTTAATGTCGCTGATGGCATCTCTGACGCTGAAACAGACCTCGTTGTTCAACTTTTGGCCTCGGGCGCGGTAACTGCGGCTGACGTAGAAGCTGCCACAGGCATTCCTGCTCGTGGAGTAGTAGATGTAGGGGATGTAGCCCGAGAGTTTGGCTTACCTGAAAGTGTAATTGCTTCTGCGTATGAGGCTAATCGACCTGCTCCGGCTCCAGAGTCTATTTATGACAATCTTGATATAAATAGTGTTTATCTTGCGCCTAGTGAAACTAGCGGCGATTTATACCCCGAGGACGATTTTGTTAACGTAGATGAGTCCGGCCGGGACTTTGAAGCAAAAGTGTTTGAAAGGGGAGACTCGGATGTATTTCAGTCAGACCAAGGTGGATCGCGTTACTACGGTGACACCTCTGCCCCTAGTTCTGCGCAAGACATGTTTAATCAAACATATGCAGAGGCAATGGCTAACGAAAAGTTAGCTGCCGATCTAGAAACCCAACTAACCCCCGCACAGCAAGAAGCCCAACTCCTTGGCTTATCCGAAGCCCAAATGAATGCCAAAACCGAGGACATGCTAGATAGCATCCTTAACTCGCAAGGTGAGAACGAAACTGGCTTTGTTAACGAAAGCGCTCGGATAGCGGCGGAAGGCATACTCAAAGGCAAAATCCTACAGGCTGGGGTTACTGATCCCGTTGCACAAGAAGCGGCACTTAAATCGGCTATGGAGTCTCTTGAGCAAGGCGGTTCGGGACTAGAGGCAGTTAAAGCCGCAGCAGGTGGGGCAAAGGATTATGTTGAAGAACTACTAAAAACGGCCAAAGATATACTAGACAAAGGTTACGACGCCACCATAGGCAAGTTGCCTGAGATACTTACGCCCGAAGGAATACTTGCCGATATCGTCAACGGAAATGTTACCGCTGTATTTGAGATAGGAGAAACAGGGGGCGCACTTCCCGGCGCTACTTCTCCTGTGCTTGGCGGGACAGTTGGTACGGCTGGGGGTGGAACTAACGTAGGCATTATGTCTACAGGCAACGCTGTCCTAGACGCAGTGCTTAAAGCTGCTAAAGACGGGGTAGACGCGGAAGATATAGAGAACGTAGTAGGCGCGGTTATAGCCAACACCACAGGCATACCCCCTGATGTCATAGACGCGGGCATAGGCGGGGCTAAAGAAGCCATAGACGCCGCTAAAACTGTTATAGGCGCTAACGTAACTGGTGAAGACGACGACGATGACGACGCTACAAACATAACCCTAACTGGCGGTACAGCTACTACTAGAACTTGCGATGATGGAAGCGTGGTAGGCATAAACGAAGCATGCCCCGAAGACATTACTACTCTTATAGGCGGGGATGAAACTGGAACGGGCGACTCAACAACCGGCGCTACAATCACTTTGAATGAGGATGATGAAGTAGTTTGTGGGGACAACCAATACAAAGATTTTGTTACAGGTCAGTGCGTAGATACACCTTGTCCCGCAGGGCAAAAGCGAGACAAAAACGGAAACTGCTACACGCCGGGTGTTACTGACCGTGAAGTTATAGACGACGATCTTGTAGCAAAAACTAACCCTTGTGACGACCCAGCTTATGCTGCCGCTAATCCAGTTAAATGTGCCGTAGATATAGTAGAAGAGAAGGATTGTACTGATCCCGCTTATGCTGCCGCTAATCCAGTTAAATGTGCCGTAGATATAGTAGAAGAGAAGGATTGTACTGATCCCGCTTATGCTGCCGCTAATCCAGTTAAATGTGCCGTAGATATAGTAGAAGAGAAGGATTGTACTGATCCCGCTTATGCTGCCGCTAATCCAGTTAAATGTGCCGTAGATATAGTAGAAGAGAAGGATTGTACTGATCCCGCTTATGCTGCCGCTAATCCAGTTAAATGTGCCGTAGATATAGTAGAAGAGAAGGATTGTACTGATCCCGCTTATGCTGCCGCTAATCCAGTTAAATGTGCCGTAGATATAGTAGAAGAGAAGGATTGTACTGATCCCGCTTATGCTGCCGCTAATCCAGTTAAATGTGCCGTAGATATAGTAGAAGAGAAGGATTGTACTGATCCCGCTTATGCTGCCGCTAATCCAGTTAAATGTGCCGTAGATATAGTAGAAGAGAAGGATTGTACTGATCCCGCTTATGCTGCCGCTAATCCAGTTAAATGTGCAACGGTAGACCTGTGTGACGACCCAGCCTATGCTGCCGCTAATCCAGTTAAATGTGGAACGGTAAACCTATGTGACGACCCCGTTTACGCAGCGGAAAATCCAGCCAAATGTGGAACAAGCGTAGACCTATGTGACAACCCAGCCTACGCAGCGGAAAATCCAGCCAAATGTGGAACAAGCGTAGACCTATGTGACAACCCAGCCTACGCAGCGGAAAATCCTGCGAAGTGTGGGGTCGTAGTACCCCCAACACCAGAGGTACCCGTGGTCCCAACAGGTGGCCAAGGCTTTGTAGCGGTACAAACCAAACCGGGCGAGTTAGTGGAGCTTGGTCCGCTGTACGACATAAGCGGAAGTAGTATTTTCCAAGAACCCCAAGAGAGTGATGAGGACGCCCTGCTAAGAGAATTGGGTATGTATTCACCTTATGCGGAAGGTGGTATAGTGCAGGATTATGATATTGAAGAACTTATTAGGTTCTTAGCGAACCAACGAGGCTAGTATGGCAGACGCAGTCATCCCAAGATTTAGAGCAGAGCGAACTGCGGTTCCGGGCACGTATGATCCTGAGCGACGTCCGGGCAGTAGTGGGCAGCGTTATTTTAGCGATATGATCTACGCTAACCCTAATATGAGGCAAAGGGTTTTTGACCCAGAAGCCGAGGGCTACGAGACACAGGTAGATTACGACGCGCGCTATAATACTGCTATGGATACTGCTATTGACGCTGCGCGAGCCACAAACAGCCAGCAAATAGCCGGACTGCAAGCACTCAATCTGTCTAATCCTGCTATGCAGCAGCGCCCTGCGGCGTTGAGTAGTGTGGCGCAGCCAGATAGAGTGCCCTATTATCGGCCCTCTAGCCAAGATGCTTCGGGGGTTGCTAACCTTTTAAGCACACAACAGGGCTTAGTATCAGAAGCGTCAAGGCGTCTTCCTGTGGGTATGACTCCCGCACAGCGGGGTGTTACTAGTGCTTTAAACGACGCGCCGAATGATATGGTAGCTAAGTTGCTAAATATGGGGATTTTCCCTCCTGAGACGGCGTCGCAGTTTTACCAAAGCCGGTATCCGGGTTTAACCGCTGAGCAAGTCCAAGAAGCTTTGGCCGGTTATAATTTTGCTGGGCAGGGGCCTCAACAACAAACGCTAACTGTAAATGGTATGGCTCAAGGCGGTCTTGCTAGTGTAGCCCCACAAGCCCAAGGGTATTATTTAGGCGGAAGTACTGATGGTATGGCGGACCAAATCCCCGCTACAATAGACAACGCACAACCCGCTGCCCTTAGTGATGGGGAGTTTGTCATACCTGCTGATGTAGTCAGCCACTTAGGTAACGGAAATTCAGACTCAGGCGCGCAACAGCTATACGGTATGATGGACAGGATACGGAAAGCCCGTACTGGAACCAAAGAACAGGGGCGACAGATTAACCCCCAGAAATTTTTAGCGTAAGGAAAGAATCATGGCTGATCCAATAGGCGCACCAGCAAGTACCACAGAGTCCCTATCCGGTTGGGCTGCCCCCTACGTAACGGGCATGCTCGGTAAAGGCGAAGCACTAGCAAACCAACCGTATCAAGCGTATGGCGGCCCCCTTACTGCGGGTCAGTCTGACCTACAAACTACAGCGTTCCAAGGGCTTAATGCACTTAACGTGCCTACGTCTCAGATGGGTGGGTTTACCCCTACGAGTTTCACCTCGGGCAGTACCGCTCAGGACTACATGTCTCCCTTTATGAACGCTGCTTTAGAGCCGCAAATGGCCGAAGCTCAGAGGCGGGCAGAAATACAGCGCGTGCAAAACGCCTCTAGGCTAGGTAAAGCAGGTGCTTTTGGTGGGTCACGTCAGGCTATCATGGAGTCCGAAGGACAGCGCAACCTGCTTAGAAACCTCGCTGACATCTACGGTACAGGCATGCAGACTGCGTACACCCAAGGTATGGGGCAGTTTAATACCGAGCAAGACCGCGCACAGACGGCACAGGACAGGACTAACCGCTACGGTTTAGATGCTCTTGCCGCCCAAGAAAGTGCAGGCGGTATTCAGCGAGACATCGAGCAGCAGGGTGTTGCAGCGGACTACGCGCAGTTTATGGAAGAGCGAGATTTCCCGTACAAACAAGTTCAGTATCAGCAGTCCCTGCTCGAAGGGCTACCCATTAGCGCGCAGGAAAATACCTTTGTTGGGGAAAGCGGTTTGTCCACTGGGTTGGGGTATCTGGGAGTTTTGGGTGAGCTTTACAAAAACCTAGGGCTTGATTTCCTTCCCGGCTCAACACCTGAACCGACACCATAAGAGACTACTACCATGGCTATGACCGGCGGCATTGGATACGAGATTGACCAACTAAAAGACTTGGGCGTACCAGAACTCATGCGTAGGCAGAGTGTTGATCCTCAGTTGAAGTACGCGCTTGCTTTGCAGGAAGCTACTAAGATGGTAGAGGCCGCCGCTCGTGAGCGAGATATGTCTCAGCAAATGCCTATGCCCGCAAATGTGGTAGGGCAGATGGAGACAAGCCTGTCGCAGCGTTTAGCTCCGGGCGTACAGCAACAAGGACAGCGCAGTATGCAAGCGCAAAACCGTCCTGTTATGGGGCTACCCACACAAGCCGCTCCTAATATGCAGCGTATGGCTAACGGCGGTATTGTGGGTTATGCCGGTCCTGATGGGTCTGTTGTAGGTGCAAATTCTAAAGGCCCTATTCCTCAGATGTCGCCTGAAGAAAACGCTCAGATGCTCAAGTACTTAGAGGGCCTCAAGAAGTTTGACTACTACGACAAGAACCCAGACAAAGTAAGCCCAGAAGGCCGACAAGCCCTAGAGCTAGAGCGCCGCATGTTTGAAGAGCAGTTCCCGAGCGCGTTTAAGCAAAAAGTGAGCGATATGATGTACGGCCCAAGCGAAGGTATGGCTATGGGGGGTGATGTTAAAGGTTATGCGAAGGGCGATCTAGTTGAAGGAGATGACGAGCCAATTATACCCTTGGGTGCGTTGTTTGAGCTTATTGGTAAAGGCAAAGACTATTTACTTTCTCCTTCAAGAGCTACACAAGAAGCAAGAGAAATCCGCCGTGGTGAAGTAGAGCGGGCTGGTGAGGAGGGGGTAAATCTACTTAACGTACTTCCCCCATCTCAGGGGATTACTGCCGAACAGCTAGCGTCGCTTGATACAGTCGATGTTACTGGCGCAGTACCCACTGGAATAGTTAAGGCAAGGCGTGACCGCATAGAGTCCGGCGAAGCCACAAGAATGCTAGAACAGCAAGCAGCTAAAAGGGCTGAGGCAAACGCCGCCCGTAGGGAAGGCAAGCCAACTATGCCCCAGAACGACGCTGGGTTAGCTGCGAAGTATGACGTACGCAACATGATGCCAAAAGAAGAACTAACGATGGCACAAAAGCTAATGCAGCTACCAGAAGTGCCGCGTGCGGCTAAGGCTGCGCCAAGCAAAACCGGTATAGCTGGACTCCTCCAAAAAGCTAAGCCGTTTGCCGATAAGGCTGCGGACATTGCCGAGATACTGGGTAGGGGCGCGGGTGCGTCTAAAGGCTTTGAGTTCGCTAAGATTGCCGAGGAAAGCCGCAAGATAAATCAGGCTGAGCAGGCACGCCAAGACGAGATGGCACAAGCTCAAGCGGATCGAGATATGCGGAAAGACCTCCTTGAAACAGAATATGGCTTTAGGGATACAGAACTCCGTAGTAAACTGTTGGCCGATTCGTTGGCTTCTGAGCGAGCGGCAGATACTGCGCTGTTAGAAAGCATTATGGCTAGGATAGACTCCGACCCAGAATTCCTACGCGCAGCGGAAGAGTTCAAAGATACTTACGGTGGGTTCTTCGGTAGCTACGACAAAGACAAGTACGCGGAAGCTCTTGCTAAGAAACGCCAAGACTTAATAGAAAAAAGATTTAGAGATACCAAAGGCCAACTAGCAAGCACCGTGGGAGGCTCAAGTGCGGCTAGTGCTGCGGATGACCTAGCAAAATACGCCGAATAAACCTTTAGGTAGCAAACATGGCCGAACTAAATAAAGTCCTCAGTGCAATACGTAACGCAGAGGCAGTAGGTGATACGCCCGCCGTACTGAGACTAACGCAGCTAGCTAGAGATATATCCGCGCAAGATCGGGCACAACAAGCCCCTAGAGAATCGGATTACCCTGAAGCAAACAAACGCTTGAGTGGGTATTTAGGTACTATTCCTAGGGGTATTGCTGCGGGTGTTGCTGGGCTAGGCGAGTCTGCGCTAACCGGTGCGTCTTTCTTACTGCCTGAAGAACAAGAACAAGCTGCGCGAGCGGCTATTGCGCGTGGTGGAGCGGCAGTACAGGAGGCTATTGGGCCAGAAGAGCTGTACCGCGATACGCTAGTATCCAAACTTAGTCAGGGCCTTGGCTCTACGCTACCTTTCCTTGCTGCGGCTCCGTTCGGTTTAGCGGGGATTGCGGCTGCGGGCGCTACTGGTGTTGCTGCGGGGGCGGGTGAAGCCGCTACTCGTGCCGTGGCTGCGGGCGCTACTGAAGAAGAGATTAGCCGCGCGGCGGCGTTGGGTATGGGTCCGGGCGCACTAGAGATGGCTGCGCCTCTAGCTATTGTAAAAAGATTCGGCGTACTCAAAAAAGCGCTAGGGTCTGAAACTGCTACCGATGTTGTCAGTAGGCTACGTAGGGTCGGGCAATCTGCTGGCGAAGAAGGACTACAGGAAGCCGTTACTGAGATAGGCCAGAACCTAATTGCACAGGGTGTGTACGACCCCAACACAGGCACGTTCGCCGGTACTGGAGAGTCTTTCGGTTTGGGCGCGGGCGTAGGCGGCTTGCTACAAGGGCTGTTTGAGTTAGCGTTACCAAAAACGCCGAGAAAAAGTAGAGAGCTTTCTGTAGTAGAAAGGCAAGAACTTGGACTAGATACCGGCATAGAAGGCGAGCTTGTACCCCCAGAACCCGCTCAGATCGAGACCGATTTTGTCCCCCCACAAGAGCGTCCTACCCTACCCCCACCTAGACAAGAGGCGATACTCGTAGCGCCAGACGGTACGGCGTTCCCAGAAAGATACAAAGACGACTATCGTGCGGCACAACGTGCCCGCTCCGCAGAACTAGCTGAAGTCGCCCCAGAACTACGACAAGCCCGAGAAGCCCAACTCGCCCGTGATTTCTTGGCGGCCAAAGAAGCAGAAGAAGCGGCAGCGGTAGTGGAAGTAGCCAAACTACGTGCGGAGAATCCCGGGGGCGTACAGTTAGATATGTTCCCAGAGTTGCAAGCAGGTGCTAGAACGACTGTAACCCAAGCGGACCTTACCAAACTAGGGATACCAAAGACTTCACGGTTTGCCAAAGAGTTACCAAAACTCGACCTATCAAATGCAGAGGAAGCCCGCACGGCGGCAGCGGAAGTTGTACGGTATGCAAATTTGCCCACAACTAAGAAGAACCCTGCGCGCCGCGAAGCGGTGTTTGGACTACTTAACCTTCCCGCTTTTAGGAACCTAGAAGCTACTACCCCCACTACACCTACAGAAAGCGTAGCCACAGCGCCACAACAGCTATCTTTAGAAGAGCAAGCACTCAACAACGCCGCTTTAGAAGAACAAGCCCGCATAGTAGCAGAAAGAGAAGCGGCGTTTGCCGTCCAAGAAGCAGAAGTTACTGCGCAACAAAAAGCCGCACCAGTACAGGCCCAAGAAGCGTTTGCGCAAGCCCGTGATGCCCAGAGAGAAGAAAACCTAGCGGCGGATGCGGCTGCCCGTGCAACTATTCCTGCGGCTGGGGCGGTTACTAGTCCTCTAGCTGCGGCATTAAACCGTGCGCAAACTCGTGGCGAAGAAGTACCGGGCCAAGCACAGTTAGAAATACGCGATCAAGCAGCCGCTCCTTTAGGTCAACAGGACCGATTTGTTCCCGATACTACCGCACAGCCCGCGCCAGAAGGCCCCACTGTAGACGAGCAGATTGCCGAAGCGCAGCGAGTACTTGCTCAGTTAGAAACTCAGAAAGCCGAGCAGGGTGGGTTATTCGGTCCTGAAGGCGGAGTGCTGCGCGGAGAAGATAAGTTTGCCTTTACTCGTGAGGGCGGTGCTCAAGAGGCCGAGATAGCGGCACAAGAGCGTGAGATTACTACCAAAGCCAAGCGCGCTAGCGCAGCCAGAAGAGGTGCGGCCACTAAAAGGGCGAAAGCCGAAGAGCAAGCGGCTACGAAAGAAACTACGGAAGAAACTACAGATACTGTAAAAAAACTAACGGGTGAAGACGGGAAACCACTAGTTTTATACAGAGGAATTGCTAGTGAAGAAAGCATTCCAGAAACAGCGTTACGTGGGGAACCTAGAGAGGGTTATGCGGTTTTTGCATCAACATCTCCTTACGTCGCTGCCAGTTATAGTGGCACTTTAGAAAGCGGGGAAACACAAATAGAGGGCACGCTGGGCGAAGAGGGTATTGTAACAGGCGCTACAGTACCATTGCACGTCTACGCAGATAGGGTTATAGAATTTCCTGTACGTGTAGGCCGTGATGGCTCCCGCTCTTTTAGCTTTAGTGATTTTGATGACGCAGCTACTAAACTACCTGCTAACACTGTTCTGGTAGCTAGACAAGTATATGACAGCGGGCCGCGAGTTAGTAAAAGTATTGACCCAGAAAGTTTATACAGCTTTCCAAGCGATATTTATGCGTGGAGTAAGGGCACAAAAACAACTTCTGCTACTGAAGCTAAAACTACTGCTGAGCCGGAAGCTACGAAAGCCCCTACATCAAAAGAAACTAAAAAGCGTGCCGAAGCTGCTAAACAGCGCGCCGAAGCTGCCAAAAAGCGCGCCGAAGCTGCCAAAAAGCGCGCCGAAGCTGCTAAGAAAGCTGAGCAAGATAAGGCCAAAGAGACAGCAAAGACTAAGGCCGATGTTGCTGCTAGGTCTGCTGCGGCAGCTACTGCTGCCCCTGTGGTTGAGGGTACGGCTGAGACAGTAGTTGAAGAAGAAGTTGAGGTTGATGTAGACGAAGAAGTCATAGCCGCTGAGCGCGGGGTAGACGAAGACCTAGATGCACAAACCGCCGCCCTACAAGACAAAATCGACCAAGCTAGCCGCAAAGCCAAGAACAAAAATAGCAAGCCTAAGAAAGCTTCCAAGCGTGCCGCCAACATAGACGAAGACGTTAAGAAGTTAAAGGCTTTGGACAAGAGCAATCCTTTCTTTGAGTACTTCAACAAAGACAAGGACATAAACGGAGCACTGTCCAGATTAGCTGCCGACGTAGCCAACCGTGGAGCGAAGACAGACGCCGCAATAGCTGCGGAACTGTGGGTAAGTCAGAACCTGTCCACAGAAAGCAACGAGTTTTTTGGAGAACTAGTTAGGCTCAACCGCCGCAATATGGGTATGCCCTTACCTACTGCCAGTATGGCGCAAACTTCGGCCCCGTTATCCAGTGAGGTTATTGCTAAGCTAGAAGCAGGAGACCTGCGTGGTGCGATAGACGAACTAGCAAAGATCAAAGACAACAACGTACAGCGCGTTGCGGCAGCTATCTCGAAAGGCTTAGGTAATACTAAAGTCGTTATGGCTAGCAATGTAGTCAGCGAATCCGGTGAGCCGGTAGCGGGTTTGTACGACCCCAAGACAGATACGATTACGTTAAACCAAGACGTTGACTTATCTAACCACGTACTCCTGCACGAAGCCATGCACGCCGTGACCTCTCACGAGATTGCTAAAAATACTCCTGCCGCCAAACAGATGCGCGCTTTGTTTGAGTCTATACGTTCGGGACTGGACAGCGCTTACGGCGCCACTAATTTAGACGAGTTTGTAGCTGAGGCGTTTAGTAACCCTAATTTTCAATCCAAGTTGGCGGGTATCACCGTTAACGGCGAAAGAATTACGCTATGGGACAAGTTCAAAAACATAATCCAGAATATCTTACGCCGATTCCGTGGGCAGCCTAGCAAGAAGTTAGAATCTGCTATGGACAAGGTGGACATGTTGGTTACTGATCTTATCTCTCCTGCGCCTGAGTACCGTAATGCTACTGCTCTACCGCTAGCTGCGGCCAAGGGAGAAGAGAGAAAGGTTGTGGACAGCTTAGGTAAGTTTGTTAACGACCGGGTATCGTCCGAGAACATCGCCGCCGTATCTGGGTTTATGCGCGACGCAGAGCGAACTGCCCGCAAGACACTGTTAGATATGCTCCCACTTCCTGCTATTGCTAACGTTATAGAGCGAGAGATGCCTGCGATTAGTAAGCTAGGTAGAGACTTAGTGAATACTATTCAAGACAAGGCGGGCGCGCGCCAGAAGTACCTACGTAAAACTAACGATACTGCGGCGGCGCTTACTAAGGCGTTTAAAGGTAGGGACGAGCAGAAGAAAATTTGGGATGCTGTAATAGGCGCAAGTACGATGGACAGGGTAGACCCGTCAAAGCCGCGCTCGGACTACAAAAATGACACAGGTAAGTTAGAGAAGTACGACAGGCTACAGAAAGAGTACTGGAGTAAGCTGGACCAAACTAGCCGAGACGCCTACGTTACCCTGCGGGATTCTTACGCAGAGATGTACGCAGAGCTTAAGAAAACTTTGGAAGCTCGAATAGACGCCCTTGAGAAAGACCCCAACCTAAACAAACAGTTAAAGGATAGGATTCTCGGCGAGCTTTTATCCAAAGAGGCCATTGAGCCGTACTTCCCGCTATACCGCAAAGGCGATTACTGGCTACAGTACAGCGCGGTTAACCCAGATACAGGCAATATAGAACCGTACAAAGAAGCGTTTGAGTCTGAACGTCAGCGGCAGGTAGCAAAAGACGCCATACTAAACGACCCCGAAATCTTGGACGCCTTGCGTGATCCGAAGGTAAACAAGGCGGGGGTTGCCCCTGAAACCCTGTTCGACTTCTCTGAGTACGACCGTATAGACGAAGCCAAGCGACGAAGCCAAGGTAATGTAGAGGTCGGCTTCGCCGCCAAACTACTGGCGGAACTGCGCAAGCCCCGTAAAGACGACAAAACCGGCGAGCCGCTAAAGTTAGACAAGCAAACTGAGAAGATGGTGTTGGATATGTTGTTAGACGCCATGCCTGAGCGCGGACTGGCTAGAGCATTGCAGCAACGAGAAGGTGTTTTAGGTTTTAAAAAAGACGCTATAAAAGTACTTAGAGAGCGTATGCCTAACATAGTAAACCAGACCGTAAACTTACAGTACGAAACAGAACTAGCTAAGCTTAACATCGCGTTTGAGGCTGAGAAGAAAGAGGCAATGAACAAGCCGGGGCTTACGTTAAAAGATAAGCAAAATATTACTCAGACAGTGGGGCACTTCCAAGAGTACATAGAGTTCGCTAAAAACCCACAGCTAGCTACGTGGAGTCGTGCCCTTAAGTCTGCGGGCTTTGGTATGACCCTAGGCTTTAACGTGTCCTCTGTGCTAGTTAACTGGACTAACCTACCAATTGTAGTGCTGCCCTATCTCGGCGGCAAGTACGGATATAAAGACGCAAACAGAGCTTTGTTCGACGCCCACAAGCGGTTCATGGCTACTCCAAAGAGCCGTACTACGACCGGTTTCGGTGATGTTGTATTCGGTACGGCTGCGGAAGGGCCTTCACTTACTAACGTGGACTACAACGACCCCGCTACCTCCCCAGAACTACAGCGCTACAAAATTCTAGCGGAGCTTTTAGATAGGCGCGGGCAAGCTAATACGACCATGACCTCTGATGCCTTGGATATGGAAAACCCCGCCAGTACTGTGTGGACTAAGGTTAATGCTACTATGGGGTATATGTTCCACCAAGGCGAGCGACTTAACCGACAAGTCAGTGCTATGGCTACGTTTGATTTGGAAATGCAGAGCATTGCGGATGCAAAGTATAAAGGCGACGCTACTAAGCTGACAGATGCGGACCTCGAAGCCGCAGCCCAAGGAGCATTGGACGCTGCGGAACTAACAAACAGTGGCGCACTTACAGAAACCGCTCCTCGTTTTGCGCAAAGCAATCTTGGTAGTGTACTGTTTATGTACAAGCGCTTTGGTGTGTCGATGCTTTACTTGCAGGCGCGTATGGCTAAGCAGGCTTTCGATAAGAACCTTACCGGAGACGAGAGGACAGTGGCTAAGAAACAACTAGCGGGTCTGTTCGCTACTTCCGGGCTACTAGCGGGGGTACAAGGTCTGCCCCTGTACGGCGTTATCTCGTTCATTATGAACACTGTATTCCTCGATGATGAAGACGAAGACTTTGATACTATGGCGTCTACGTTCTTTAGTGAAGGCGCATACTCCGGCGCTATAAACTATATTACTGGTGCAGATGTAGCTCCACGTATAGGCATGACCAACTTGGTATTCCGTAGTCTGCCTAACAAAGAGCAAGATAGTCTCGTACTGCAAGGTCTTGAGCTATTCGCAGGTCCTGTGTACGGAGTTGCAAATCGCGCGTTTGGCGGGATCGGCTTAATTAACGAAGGTGAAGTGTATCGAGGCGTAGAGAAGATGGTGCCTAGCTTCGCAAGCAACGTAATGAAGTCGGCTAGATACAGTACCGAAGGCGTCACCACACTACGCGGCGACCCAATAGTCGAAGACATAAACCCGCTAGCTATAGCGGCACAAGCCGTGGGTCTCGCTCCTGCTAGCTACACACAGCAGTTGGAAAGAAACTCAGTAGATAAGCGTATAGACAGGAACGTGAATACGCGCCGCACTAAGCTGCTCCGTGAATACTACATAGCCAAGCGTACGAATGATTTCGGTGCTATGGGGGACATAAACGAGAGAATGCAAGAGTTTAACGAGGACAATCCAGACTTCCCGATCACCCCGGATACTATAGAGCGGTCGCTTAAGCAGCACGAAAGAACTAGTGACGTTACTAAGCAGTTCGGTGGAGTGACTATAAGCCCTAGACGTAGAGAAACTGTGTTGCGAGCTAGGATGGAAGCGGCGGGAGAAGAGTACTAAAAAAAAAAAAAAAAAAAAAAAGCCCCCGTGAAGGGGGCTAAGTTCTCGACTAAGAGAATGATGAACCTGTATTCTATCACACCACACGCCAAACACGCACACCATACTTGCCCGCTTCTATCACTACACGGTGTTCTATCTGCGTTGCGGTTAGTTTAGTTATCTTTTTTACTTGGTGTACCGCCTTAGCGGTGTCTATACACGGTACAAACATAGACGTGCCGACGGCAAAGCGCTCTACATCTACTTCAAACGCAATGCCGTCCGGGTCTATCTCGTTGGGCTTAAGCTTTCGGCGCATACAAAGATTCTAAATTTTCTGGGGTTTCAAACTCGTCGTCGTCATCGTCCCCCGCATCGAAGTTTACGCATAAGACATACACGCTGCCTATGTTTATCGTGGTGCCTTTACCTAAGTGTACCTTCTTCTTGACGCCCCCCATGTGTTTATATATCTCCTCATCTACTTGGGTAGGGTTATGCTTCAGTTTCCGCATCTCGGTTTTGAATGGTTTAATAAGCATATAGAACCTCTTCACATCATACTCATACCGCCCAACCCAAGAGTAATGGGGTAGCTTCTCTGGGTTAACAAAGGTATCGGTTAGCCCCGACTCATCCTTGCTTCTGCCGTCCTGTGTGCTCTTTATGCGAATAATCTGCCCCTGCTTCTCGAAGTAGTAGTTCCTAACTAAGTCATATATGTCTATGTCCAGCGAGCTGTCTACGCCCTTCATATATTTTAGACGTGCGATAGCCCAATCGCTAAGCCCTTGTATGTTTATGTTCCACAAATTGCAGCGCTTTGCTAACACTGCCCCCGCTAAGTTACACGCGGCGTTAGCCACCCAGTTTCTGTTTTGATCGTTCAGTCCCGCGCGCTTTATTACTAGTTTACGGAATTTAAAAACCAAATCCTCCACCGCTTGGGGGTCGCGTAGTATCTCTTGAACTATCAACTCTCCTGCGTGGCCGTGGTTGTTAACTACCGCCCTGTTCAGCGCCATGGTTTCATCTTCTGGGATGTCTAACTTCTCCAAACGTGTTTCTATAACACGCTGAATCTCTCCTCTTGGTACCGCCTTAGCGTTAGACAAATTGTCTATGAAACTAGTGTTACCGTTAGTACCTAACATCAAGGCCCAAGCCTTACCTTGGTACCGTTCTTTATTAGTACCGCCGCTAGTCATACGAGTCTTCTGCTTACCGCTAGTAACCGCGTACGCTATATCACTAACGTCGTCTCCTTCCATGTTGGTAGCTTCGTCTATGTAGATCGGTAGATTCTTCATAGCCTCCGCCCTGTTCCAAATAGAGTTGGCTGTGGACTCCCCGTTCATTATGTATTCTTCTGGGTTAGCCCAAATAGACGCGCCGACAATCATACCTGTGGACTTGCCGTACCCCGACTCTGGGCTGTACACGTGGTTTATACACCCGCGTATGTTAGGGATGAAAGTCATTAAGATAGACCCTATCGCCGTAGCTACCATGAACTGATGTGGCTCCATGTTGGGTTTCTCATAGAACTCCATAGCTTCTCGCCAACCATCTAGCGTCCCGCGTCTCTTAAACATAGGCATATACCGTGCAGTATGCCCCGAGGGTGGGTTCTCTTCTACTCTGTCTGCAAATATCTCTCTATCCCCAAGGACAAAAGACTCCATGTTCTCTGTCCAACCAAACTGAGTTTTTGCGTCCACGCGGTGTATCTGCCCCGCTAAGTCTTCTACCCAAGCCTGAATGTAGTTCATTATGTTATCCGGTTTTAGTAAGTGGATGTCGTTCCTACCCAAAGCTTTCCGGCACTCGTCTCTGGAGGTTAGGTCCGTACCTTTTATTACGAACGTCTCTATCCCCTCTAACCTAGTATGGTGTTTAAACTCAAACGAAGGCCCATCTACGGGGTCCATTATTCGCTTAGTTATATACAAGTCTCGGGCGTAGATCGGAATTTCTTCCATCTCTTTGGTGTCTTTGTTGAACTGGCGTACGTATATCCCGCCACGTGCGCCCCTGAAGTACGGTGCGGGGTAAGTAGGTATCGTATAGTCTATAGTAGGTACGACGCCCTCTACCTCTTCGTCTTCTCCTGAGTTAGCAAACAACCCCGAATCCGCAGACACAGTAGCAGTAGCCACAGAGGGGTCGGGTATCTGTATTATGTTATCCGCTTCTGTAGCTTCTTTTATCTCATAGGATAAGTTTATCGGGCTTTTAATCTTGCCCCACAGCGGGCAGTTTTTGCATGTCTCTGGGTTGTCCCCCTCAAAGGTAGTACATAGGTGGGGTGAGTGTAGTGATGCTGCTACCTTCTCTGTTTCGTCCGCCGAGTAGGCTTCGTACCCTTGTGAGACTACGTGTATGGCTTCTGGTTCTTCACAGTGTTTTGCGACAGACAGCACGTGCGTCCAGTCATTATAGGATAAGCTGTTAGGGTCAAACAGCGCCTTATGTATTTGCGCGCAGCCTTTACCCTCAGCGTCCTTCAACAGTATGTTTGCAAACTTCTTAACTAGGTTATTGCCTGCTAAGTTCTTTGCGTTTTCCTTGTCGGCTTGCGTGTACTCTCTTTCTTGAAGAACTGGTATTAAGTCTGGGTAGGGCAACTGCGCGGCAAACTCTTCTAGCACCACTGTGCTCTGAGGCATACCCACTACTTTAACCTCTGCGGGAGGGTCGAACTTGCAGTTATGGCTATTGGGCACGCGCAGTATTCTTGCCGCGTCCGCAGTTATAGCGGGGTCAACATGGAAGTCGTAATCGACACACGCTTTCTTAAGTCTAGTGGCTACCGGCTGCCACTCTTGTCTAGTACACGGCTTGTCTAACGCCCAGTACACGTGTAAGCCCCCGCCGGAATCGACAATAATGGTAGGCTTAGGTAGGGATAGCTGTTCGCAGAACGCGCGCAATGCGCCCATTCCACTCTTTTTATCTGGGTAGGGTTTGGTTTCCCCACAGTCTATATCTAAAAACAGAGAGCGCATTTGGCATACGTTTTCTGCTAGCCTACTACGCTCTTTTACAAAAGTACCTAGCGCGTAATACGCATCGTACCCCTCTGCGTCGCGGTTCAGTGCAGTGTTGACTACTGAGTCTATTGAGTTATAGAACTTGGATACATGTTTGTTATCTTTAGTTCGTATAGCGTAAACACAATAAAACCCTTCGTCCCCTAGCACTGTACTTAGAAATTCCTTCGTATTCATCATCACATCTCTTAGTACTTTTTTTGAGGGTCGAGGGTTCCCTAGGGAACCCTAGCCCGTTTATTTTAATGCGTTGGGTCTAAAAGGTTAGTCGTCCCACTCTTCTAAAAGACTAGACAAGTCTTCGTCCGGCTTGGGCTGTTCCGCCTTCTTCTTAGATACCTTTACCGTAGGCTCTTCGATTGCCTCCGCAGCCGCTACAGGTTCTGGCTTTGCTTCTGGCGCGGGCGCAGGTTTTGCTTCTGGCGTAGGGTCCGCAAACAGAGGGGGTAGTGCGGCGGGTTCTGCTACTGCGGGGCCGTCTTGCTCAGTCTTCTTGCTTACCGTAATAGTCAACATCTTCTCTACTTCTGGACTCTTCTGTAAGTCGATAGACATTAGCAGTTCGGATTCTTCCAGTGGACGCAGCGGCTTAAAGCAAAGCTTAGGCGTAGACGCATCAGTATCGAAACGTATTTCGGTAAGTACCGAAGCTACTGGAGACGTGTGGCTAGCCAGTAAGCGAGCGTAGGCTTGCATCGGCATCTTGTCCTGCTTGTCCCCAAACACACTAGTAGCCGGTAGAGATAGTTGGTACACCTCTTTAGATACTATGTTGCCTTCGCCGTCCGCGAGTAATAACGCTACACGCTGTTGGAACCTACACGCACGGCTCTCGCCTTGCCCCGAACCTTTTACGTTCTGAGCGCAGTCACCACACTTATTCGCTTGGCGGTCGCTAGAAATTACGTCATCTGAGGGGAACCCTGTACGGGTGTCGGCGGACCAACATACGGGAGGGTTAGACTCTCCGGCAGCGTAAGTGCCTTTGTAGTACATCCTAGAAAGCGGTGCGGCTTTAATGATTACTGCTTTAAGCGAGCGGCTTTCTAGTTCGGCCACTTCCTTACCGTTTACGAGCTTACGGAATACCCCACCACGGATACTTAGTCTATGGCTGCTAGAGTACTCTCCACCGGTTAAGTTCTTCTCTGGCGCTAGTTGGGCCAAAAGGTCTTTGTACGCGGCGGGCATGTTTTCAAATAATTGTACGTTGCTCATCATTTACTCCTAAAAGTCTTCGTTTTCGTCTAAGTCCAGAACCAGTTGTTCTTGTAGGCTTGGACGTTCTGTGGTCGCGCTTGTAATTTCATAGGCAAGGTCTGATACGCTTTCTTCCGGCATATTAGTAACTTCGTCTACGTGTTCTTCTAGCTCTTTCCCCGTCCGCAGCGCGTCGATAACTTGGGGGATGTTAAACCTATAGGTGTTCGCTACTTTTATGTAGGTATCCCTAGGGATAAAACCTTGGCGTACCCACGCCCGTAGCGTTTGGGTTTTTACGTTCAGCACTTCCGCCAAATCGTCTATTGGTACATACGAATC